ATTGATGGCAGTGGACGTATGGGAATCGGCAGAGACCCGGTGGTTAAATTTGACCTCCAGGGCACTCAAGATGAGGTAACTTTTAGAACAACAGGTTTTCCTGGTCAGACCAACGACATTTTTAGAGTCATACTGGGTGTTGGTGGGCAATCATTAAAAGTTAATTCTCGGGGATTGCTTAGAATATTAGACGGCAGCACTATTGATTATGGAACTGACCCGCTAAGTATTGTAAGAATAAAACCAAATTTTGATATAAATGTAAATAACACCGATACCTTTGGCATGGAGCTGGGTGGTAATTGGACTTATAGTTTAGGTCCCACGGGAACCTCTCGCGTAACAGCTTTAGATATTCTTTTAAATTTAAAATCGACAGTATCTGGTACAGGTAATGACGCATTTGTTATCACTGCCGCTAGGGTCGCCGCTCAGTTTGAAGGCATTAATAGAACTATCACTGAGCCAGTAGTGGCAGGGATGTTCGAAGTAATAATAACCAACGATGGAACGATCAATGACGCGGTTGGTTTAACTGGTCAGGTTCGAACAATCGCAGGAGGCACAATCGTTAATGGTATCAGTGGCAAGTTTCTTGAACCCCGTATATTTTTTGGTGGGACGATCACCACTGGAATCACTGGTCAGTTTATAGGAGGTAGTCAAGCAGGTACCAACTGGAATTGCCAATGGATTAATGATGTCCCGAGTTTTATGGAGGGTAGTTTATCAATAGGACACACAGCAGTGCCCGGTGCAACATTAGATGTGGCGGGAACTTCTGACCAGATACAACTCTTAATTAAAGGGCACAGTACTCAGACGGCTAATCTATTTGAGTTCAAAGACAATTCATCGGTTGTACAATTGTCTTTAAGCAACACAGGTAATTTACTTATAAAGGGAGATCTAAATCACGATGGATCGAAAGTAGGATTTTATACCGCAACGCCGTTAGCAAAGCCGACAATCACTGGGTCGAGGGCGGGCAATGCGGCCTTGGCTGATTTTTTAACGAAACTGGCGACATTAGGTCTTTTAACTGACAGCACAATAGTATAGGGAATAACCATTATGGCATTACAATTGGCGTTTACAACTGGGACCGGATTCACTGGGAACTATTGGAAAATTATAATCGTTAACTTGGATTTTTCTCGTTCCCAAACTACAGTGGTCATCGGACTATATAAAGACATTGTGGCAAGACTTGCTGGAGCAGAGCACATGATCGTCCGAACTTATAATTGGAAGTCCTCTAATAATCCGTTTGATTTAGGAAGTCTAAAATCAAAAGATCCTCAACGGATTGCATATGAAGTGATAAAAACAATGAAACGATCTTTTATTGACCCAGAATTAAAACCGCCTGAATCCGATGAATTAATTTGGAATGGAGCAATCGATGTATAGAAAAATCCCTGAAACACAGTTACAAAATTTGATATCATTTTTGTTAAAGCACCATGCGGGAGAACTCGTAATCGATGCAGTATTAGAATTACGCGCCTTACCAAGGGTACAGACTAAAATGGATAAGCCAAATACTCAGATTGAAAAATTACAAGCTAAGATTAAAAATCTTGAGGAACAAAAGAAAATGAAGGATCTTGAATCTACGGTCGACAGATTAGAGAGGGAGGCCAATGGCAAGTAACCATGGCAGCACGAAAGAAGTCCCAAAAAGGAAACCCGAGAGCTAACGGCTCCGGTCGTAAAAAGGGCACCCCAAACAAACGAACCCAAAAACTACTCGACCAATTGGAAGGGCTTGAACTCGACCCCGTTGCCGAGAGTGTGGAAATTTATCGCATGGCACTGTCGGCATGGAAACACGACCAAAGTGACTTCGCCTATAGGTATTTGGAAATCGCTTCGCGTAAACTGGAATGCCTAATGGAATACTGTTATCCAAAACGTAAGGCCATTGAGTTTCCGCCCGACGAGGAGACCGGAATGAGCCTTATTGATATCGTAAAGGCAGCCGCGGGTAAGAAATGATACAAATGCCGCTATCAGACCGTAATCGACATTTCATGGAACTTATTGAGGGCGACTGTTTAGAGGAGCTTAAAAAAATACCGTCTGACACAATTGATTCCATGGTGACCGATCCGCCGGCTGGCATAGCATTCATGGGAAAGGATTGGGACAAGGACAAAGGCGGTAGAGACGGTTGGATCAAATGGATGACCTCAGTTATGAAAGAGTGTCACAGAGTATTAAAACCAGGTGCACATGCATTTGTGTGGGCGTTACCTAGAACCTCTCACTGGACTGCGACGGCATTAGAAAACGCAGGGTTTCAAATCAGAGATATAGTTACACACGTATTTGGGAGTGGGTTTCCAAAGAGTCATAATATCAGTAAAGGGATTGATAAGGCGGCTGGGGTTGAGAGGGAGATATTAGGTTACCGGTGGGACGGCTGGGGAACCGCTCTTAAGCCTGCATCCGAACACTGGATATTAATCCGGAAACCATTAAGTGAGAAAACAATAGCTGATAACGTGTTAAAGCACGGGACGGGTGGGATTAATGTTGATGCGAGTCGGATTGGAAGTGAAGTTCGGCACAATATGCAGAAGGACACAAAATCATGGAGTGGTAACAACTGGTCTGGTGCACCACAGAAAAACTCCGGAGAAATAAAAACAGTCAAGGGCCGCTTCCCCGCAAACTTCATATGCAGTGGTGAGGCTAGGAAAATGTTGGACGAGCAGAGTGGTAAACTTATTAGCGGTGGAAAGAAAGGTAAAAAATACATATCCGGTAGTGATGCCGATACAGTCTTAAGCATGAATAAAGGTTTTGGCGGTATTTGCCTTTCTGATCAAGGCGGCGCATCCCGATTCTTTTACAATGGATTTAGCGTTGAAGATGATGTATTAAATCATTCATGCAAGACATTAAATGCTATCAATGTGGTGTTGTTTTTAAGGACTATAAATCAAACAATAGAAAAGTCTGTTCAAATAAATGCAGACACGACGCAAAAAGAAAAACTCGCCCAGATTGTAAAGTCTGTGGGAATAAAGTGCAACACATGCACAACACATATTGCTCAAGAACTTGTAAAAATAAAGAACTCGGATTTCAAGAGCGAGGTATTACCAGCTATTCGGGATTGTATTGGAAGCTTAAAAAACTCTACCCTAATCCAGAGCCTTGCATTAACTGTGGAAAACCTGGAAAGCACAGACACCACCCAGATTATTCAAAACCTTTCTCAATTGTTTGGATGTGCATTATTTGCCATAGACGAGAACACCAACTCGGAAAACCACAGAAAAGAACTCGGCCTGGAAAAGGTAACACGCTTTCTATATTCAGCTAAGGCATCAAAGAGTGAAAGGAATACTGGATGTGAGGGACTGGGTAAGAAAAACCCCACTCAAGAATATAGGATGAATGCGGTTGAGGGTGACCCTCGTAAACCGGCTAAATGCACGGGCAATGAGGCGGTGGCAAACCACCACCCCACAGTCAAAGCACTCAAACTAATGAAGTACCTAATCACCATGATTACTCCCCGGGGGGGCACTGTGTTAGATCCCTTTATGGGCAGTGGTAGTACTGGGGTCGCTTGTAATACATTGGGCGTGGACTTCATTGGAATTGAGAAAGAACAGGAATATTTTGAAATTGCTTCGAAAAGAATTGGTTAAATGGCATCCATTGAAAAAGGGGTTTTAGCCCTCCGATCAGATCCCGTAAAACATATCATTGAAGTGCAAGGAGTACATACCCTTGAGCCAAAACAAAAGGAAATATGCTACGCAATAGCGAAGTATGACCGCGTGGCCGTTCGGGCCTGTCATGACGTCGGCAAAACTTTCACAATGGCCAAAATAGTATTGTGGGCGGGGTCCATGTTTCCCGGCGCAAAGATAATCACCACGGCCCCAACGTTTTCACAAGTTGAAAAGCTCCTTTGGAGTGAAATTAACGCGGGATATAAGAATTCTCACGGTCGTCTCGGTGGGAAAATGTTGCAAACCGAATGGAAAATCGAGGCCGATTGGTTTGCCTATGGTGTGTCACCAAAAGACGACGCCGGCAGTGGCGAGACCCAGGGCACTACGTCTCGATTCCAAGGTATTCACGGTGAGTTGGTGATAATCATTTTCGACGAGGCCACGGGCGTGCACCCCAAGCGTTGGATACAGGCCGAGGGTATGCTGACCTCTGCCAACACAAAATTTATCGCCGTCGGAAACCCAACGTCCCGCAATTGCGAGTTTTACCGATGCTTTCAATCCGGCGAATACAAAAAAATTCACATCTCTTGTTTTGACTCACCTAACCTCAAGGCCAATCGCATACGAAATAAATCAGATTTAGAGCGACAAGTAAATTTATACAAGAGGCTAACTGACGATAAAAAACGGAAACACTTGAAATCCTATAAGGTTGTGGCTCCCAAACTCCTCACCGCTTCATGGGTCGTTTCCCGTGTGGCCAAGTGGGGTTTCGATCATCCATTGACATTGTCAAAGGTTTTCGGAGAATTTCCAACGGACGATGATAATGCAATGATTCCACTACTCGAAGTACAGAAAGCAATTGACCGCGAACCCGCCGGGGAATCCGATAACCGATCTATAGGTGTCGACCCCGCCAGATTTGGTGCTGATAAAACCGTAATAACGCGTATGGAAGGTACCAACGTCGTCGAACGCAAGGAAGTGCAGAAAAAAAATACAATGGAAGTCGTGGGAATCATTGTCCGAATGATTAAAGATCATCCAAGAAAGTTACACGAGACCGTTGTTATTGATGCCACGGGTATCGGCTCCGGCGTAGTGGACAGGCTCACAGAATTGCAAACCGACGACGGCGATAACGTAATACCCGATAGCATTGAAATCAGAGAAGTGCATTTTGCGAATAAGTGCGTCAATGAGGACGAGCAAGAGCACTTTGCTAATATCAAGGCCAAAATTTTCCAAGACTTGGGCGAGGATTTGAAAAACGATTTAAGTTTATTGGACGACGAAGTATATTTAACAGAGTTGCCAAGTATCGTTTACACTTTTGATTCAAAGGGTCGATTTTTAATTGAAAGTAAAGACGACTATAAAAAACGCACCGGGTTAGATTCTCCCGATAGCGCGGACTCTTTGGCTTTGGCAAATTATGGAAGGTATGCGAGTGAAGAGGTTGGGTCGTTTTCTAAAGAAATGCTGGACGAACCGGATCTCGACGACGACGACGAGGCCTCGGAAACCATTGTCGGAAATTTAGAGTATTAATTCAGAGGGGTTACTATGGGTTGGTTTGATTATTTCAAGAGGGACAAACAGTCGGGTGCCGTTCAATTCAGAGACGCCGACCTATTCGGCAGGGGCGTAACGGAACTTGACATAAAAGAACCCCGGGAGATCGAAATAGTGCACCTTGACCCCGTGGGTTCGTCAGGTACCGAGCTTACCGGCAGCGTCTTAAATGAAGAGTTTTTAAAAACCCTTATCGGCACGGAGGCCGCGGACATTTGGGACAAAATGCGCAGGTCCGACGCAAAGATAGCCATGATTCTCAGCGCCGTTAAATCACCGATAAAACGTGCGGAGTTTAAAATACAATCCTTTGACCGCGATAACCCAGAAATGGTCCGTCACGCCGAATTGGTCAGCCATTGTATTTTCGATGCCATGGACAAACGTTGGACGACGACCCTTAATGAAATTTTGAGTTTAGTTGACTTCGGGTACTCCCTTTTTGAGCGTGTTCACGAAAACGTAATTGGTGACCCCAGGTTTGGAAATTTCACGCGTCTAAAAACTTTGGCCTTTCGATCTCAACGGACTATTGATTTTTGGAACGTAAACCAGTTTACCGGTGAGCTTGAATCCGTTCGCCAGTTATCCTTTGGCGATGCCCAAAACACCGACGCCCTCTTGCCGGCAAAGTTTTTAAATATTTTCACATTGAATAAAGAGGGCGATAACTATGAAGGCATTTCAATGCTCCGGCCTGCATATGGGGCATGGCTGAGAAAGCGCACCTATCAAAAGTTAATGGCTATTGGTATCGAAAAGTTTGCGGTTCCAACCCCTACACTTAAAGTCCCCAAAGGAAAAGAAAGCTCGACCGAATTTACGACCGCAAAAAAGGTGTTAAAACGTTACGTCTCACACCAACAGCAATACATTACAATGCCCGCGGGTTGGGATATTGAGTTTACGCAGACTAATTTCGACGCCGGGAAAGTCCAACTAGCTATCGACGCGGAAAATACTGAAATGGTCAACGCTTCGTTGGCAAATTTTCTTGAACTTGGTCAATCGGGCTCGGGGTCGTATGCTTTGTCTACCGATTTATCTGATTTTTTCCTGTCGTCACTCGATTATATAAGTAGCGGCATAATTTGCGAAGAGTTTAACGATTCAATTATCCCTGAGTTGGTCGACCTGAATTTCGGCAAGCAGGTCGATTATCCATTTATGACGTGCACGGGTATCACGGACAAAATGGGCAAAGAATTGGCCGAAGTGTTGGCGGCCCTCGGGAAAACTAAATATATCATTCCAGACGATGCCCTTGAAGCTGACTTGCGTAGGCGCTTGAAACTACCAGAGGTCTCTGAGGAGGGTCAAAGAGAAGTCCAGTCCGGCGGTGGCATGGGTCAAGGCCAGACCCCCGAGTTTTCTGAAAAAAAAAATCTGGAACTAGCTGAGACCCCACGCGGTCAAATCACTAGGGTGTCTGAGGAGATCCGGGCTTTAATGCGAGAAGAAATAACGCGCATTGGCTTTGTTTTGGCCAAAGAAGTTTCGGGTCGTTTCGGAAAATTCCCGCCGAGCGAGCAACACAGGGCGATAGCCAATCAAAGGGCCAAGGGCACCGAAGAGTATAGATTAAAATTACAAAGCATTTTTATAGACGAGGCCGACAAAGCCATAAAAGATGCCCGTACTGAAATTCCAGGGGGTTCTAAAATAAAATTCGCGGAGTCCGACGACCTACCGCCCTCTGTTCTTAAAAACGTAAGCCTCCAATCCTCTCTTTTGGTGAGCACGCAAATGGCAGACCTGGAAAAGGCGGTTTTCTTTCAGTTCACGCATTCATTTAAGTCCACGAATGACCCCGATTTACTTCAAAAAGACTTGGATTCCGCAGTCGTGGACTTCGCCAAGAGCGCGTCTGTTACGGCGGCCGCTGGGAATACGGTGGGACTAATAGTAAATGACGCACGTAACGCGTTCTTTTTTCAGACCGACGCATTCGAGGAAATCGATGCATTTCGGTTTCTAAACCCAAATCCCATAAGCCCAATATGTAAAGATTTGCAAAACAGAGTGTTTGCAAAAAACGATCCCGAAGCCCAAAGATTTTTCCCACCGCTGCACCATAATTGTAAATCGTACCTTCAACCCATTATAAAAAGTAAAAAAACCGTCAAAATTGACGACCGGGGTCTAAAGCCGTCGAGCCCTCGTTTGGAGAAATTTATTACCCTTGGGGAGCACACCAAATTTGGGGTGTATGACGACAGGGATCGAAAGACTGCGGACCATAACCCAGAGGACTGCCCCGAGGTCAAAGACCGGATTACATTACAAGACCGCGTATTGCAGACGGTCGTAATTTCAAAGGATATCGCTCCGAACCGTTCGGCCGCCATTGCGGAGGCGAAAAAATTTCAAGCCAAAATTGGCAAAATAGACGAGACGTCTACAAGTTTTAGATTTCGCCAACGCCCACCAAGCGACTTCGTAAGCGGCTCCTTTCGGACGTTTAAACCGAAGGAAGGGGTCGCCATGGTTTTTGGACAATTAAAATAGATCTTGACGTAAAATGTAACCATAGGAAATATGGACGAAATGGATATCCTGCGAAGTCTACCGTTAAAAATAAAAATGTCCGACGCGACTGCGAAACGAATTCTCGAGTCCGACCCCAATTCCGTTAACATTGCGGAAAGCGTGCAACTCCTTAAGGTAGGTAGATTCCACACCGCGAAATTCGGGGAAATCGTAATCACCAAGGCCCATTTGAGGTCAATGGTTAAGAATTTCGAAAACGGTGTCCGCGGTATTGATATCGCAGTCGACTATAAACACGAATCCGACGACGTCGCAGCGGGTTGGATTGATACCCTGTCCTTACAGGAAAATGACACCGAGCTTTGGGCCGACGTCCTATGGACTCCAAAGGCATTACGAAAGCTTGGTGAGAAAGAGTTTCGATATTTGTCCGCCGATTTCCATATGGATTATCAGGACAATGAGACATTGAAAAAGTTTGGCCCTACTCTCTTGGGAGCGGGTTTGACTAATAGGCCGGTTGTTAAACGAATGAGTCCGGCAGTCCAATTACACGAGGGAGGTTCGGATATGGACAACGCTGAAATGGAAAAAAAGATTTCAGACCTTGAGGCCGATAACAAGAAATTGTCAGATGCCAATAAGGGTTTGAAGAGTGAGAAAGTGGAACTGACCGAGGACCGCGATAAACGCATGAAAGAGCTTCAAGAGGAGCTTGATAAACTTCGGAAAGAAAAGCAAAAAAGCGACGACGGGGCCAAAGAGGCCGCCGAAAAAGCCGCTTTAAGCGAAAAAGAAACCGAGTTTAACGCCATGTTATCCGAAGGGAAAGCCTGCGAAGCTCAACGCAAATCATATCTTGAGGACGACACCAAGGCTTTTGCCGAAGCTGCGAAGGAAATGAACACTAAAGCCGCAGGAAACTCTGGAGATAAGAAAGACGTGAAAGTCGTGAATAAGGACAGTAAAACCCCGGCTCAAGACGAAATCATGATTCTTGCCGAGAAAAAACTTGTCGATACCCCAAATGAATTTAAGGGCGACGACAAACTTGGCGATGCAATTGAGAAGGTTTTGAGTGAAAATTCAGAGCTAAACACAAAATACGAGGCCGAGACGGCCGTCGTGGAACTTTAAGGAGGATTTGACATGGCTTCAAGTTCAGAACCCAGATTACAGTCGTTTCAGTCCGACGATGCCGCCATGGCCATTGGGCAAGCGGTCAAAATCGGAACTGATAGGGAGCACGTCGAATTGGGCGCCGCCAACACCGATAGGTGTATTGGTCTAGTCCAAAATGTCGTGACCGCTATCGAAGGAATCGTGGAAGTTGCATTGCCAGGTGGGGGTGCCAAAGGAAAATTGGCCGAAACCATCGTTGCAGGCAATGACCTCGTGTCTGACTCCAGTGGAAACTTAGTAAAACCAAATGCTGAGGGTGATGAAATCATTGCCCGCGCCCTTGAGGGCGGAGTTAGTGGAGACGTCATTGGCGTCGAAGTTAGCTTGGCAACTGCCCACGCGGCTCAATAATTTAAGGGGGAATCGACTAATGGCTCAAATTACAGCAATTGTAGATAAGCTCCTTACTAACGTCTCTTCGGCATTTATCCCCGACGGATATGTGTCTGAGATCTTGTTACCTCGGATTACTTCGACTCAAAACACCGGCAAGCTCGGTAAGTATGGGACGAATCATCTCCGAATCGAAGCAACGATCATGGGAGGCCGAGGTAAGGCTAGGCGTATTGAATCCATAACTCGGACGACCGATACATATGAGATTCAAAAACACGGATTGGAAGGACTCGTAACCGAGGACGATCGGGTGAACGTTGAGAAACCGTTCGAAGCCGAGCGCGACGAAACAATCGGTTTGAACACCCTCCTATGGTTAAAAAAGGAGAAAGGTCTGGCCGATGCGCTGACCGATACCTCTGTAATCACACAAAACGTGACCCTTTCGGGGGCCAGTCAGTACAATGATTATAGTAACTCCGATCCATTGGGTGATTTCAAGACGGCTCGTCAGACCGTTTACGACGCGACCGGAAAGGTGCCGGATACGGCAGTCATGGACTGGAATACGTTCAACTGTCTAGCCTATCACCCCGGAATCCTGCAAGCTCTTGGTTTCACGGATAACCGTGCTGGCCAATTGAGTGAGGCCGAGCTTGGCAAAGCAATGGGCGTTAAGCGCCTCTTGGTTGCCATGGCTCAATTTGATTCCGCGGTTGAGGGTCAGTCCGAGAGTCGGTCCAATGTGTGGGGGAAAAATATCGTGTTCACGGTAACGCCTCCCCAACCAAGGGTTTACCAGACGTCTCTTGGGTATTACATGGTGCGCAAAGACATTAAGCCGCGTCAGGTGACCAAGTTTGCGATTAATAACCCTCCTCGGTCCACTGGGATTATCGTCGAGGACGCCTACGATATGTTTTTGTCAAATACCAAAGGCGGGTTTTTGATTAAGGCCACCGTAGCTTAATCGCTCAAATTTTAGGTGGGGTCCTCCGGGGCCTCACCAACTTTTTGGAGGAGACTATGAGAAAGATCGTTCTTTTATTTATCAGTTTATTCATTGCGTTCGGTGCATATGCTGCCATTGACCGCAAATCACGGAACCTAAAACTACCAACCCAAGTCCTGATCGAAAAACAGACGCTCACCACGCCCGTGGTAGCCGACCCCAATCGGATTTTGTCAGCACAAGCCACGTCGTCTTCGGTTACTACGACTGTAACGACTTTTCTGGCCCAACCCGACGTCTGCCGTGGGCTGTCCATTACTCCCGGAGGAACGACCGCTGACGTGCCCGCGGGCGATATCGACGTGACCGGATTAAATATCAGGGGCCGGGGTATTACCGAAGCATTTACGCTTACCGCAAACCAATCAACGATTGAAAACGGTTTAAAAGCATTTTGCTCGGTTAGTAAAATAGTTTTTCCGATTCAAGACGGAGGATCGGCAACGTATGACTTCGGTGTGCTCGATACTCTGGGATTGAAGCGTTGCATGGATTTCGCGGGGCATCTCGTGTTTACGGTTTTCGACGGTGCATTTGAAACCACGCGGGCGACTTGTGTGGCCGATGCCGACGAAGTCGAGAAAAACACTTGCGACCCCGATGGAACACTGGACGGGGCCAAAGACGTGCAGTACTTTTTTCTCCAAAACTTTAGGTGTGAATAAGGGGTAACCAATGAAAGCAAAGTGTAATTTTAAACATAATGGCACATTCCATGCGGCCGGTTCGGAATATAAGGGCTCGGACGAAAGGGAGTTGGCGAAAAAGGGTTTGATTTCCAAGTCAGGCGAACCCGATTTGCCAAAGGGAAGTGAGGCCTCTTCGACTGCCCGAAAGATGCTGCGCGAAGCCAAGATAAAACAAGACGCCAAAAAAGAGGCGAAAAAAGACGATAAAAAGGCTTAAGGTGAGCCCATGGGCAATTACGCAATTGTCGCCCAAATCCAGAGCGAATTCAAAGACATTGACATAACTTCGTCAACGAATGTCAAGACGTCTGAGGTCGACGCGTTTATTGACGAATTCGAGGCCATAATAAACGGCCGTTTGGCGTCTATGTATACCGTCCCCATTACCGGCACGGAGGCGCTGAAAATAATGCGTCTCATTACCATATGGATGACCTGCTTTAGGATTTCCCGAATTCTCCAAATAAAAGACATTGACGAGGAACTTTTATTACAGGGCAATATAAAAGGTAAAAAGCCGAAAAACAAAATGGAACAAGCCGAGGAGCTTTTGGAGAAAGTCGCGACGCGAAAAATCCAACTCACCGACGAAGTGATT